AGCATATTTTGTGGGCCAGTTAGGATTTAGAAAAGTTCTACTTACAAAACGATCACAATGAGCTAGCACTATGGGCAACAAGCGAGCTGTAAACTCTTGACCATAACTTAATCCACCATCTATTATAATCGTGTCCCAATGGCTGTCCAAACTAAACCAATCCCTTACTAATATTTTTGGATGATCGTATACTGGATCTAAATCCCAAGCTTCTGTGCATAAAGGCAACAACAACTTTGTGCTTCCCAATAGTAAAACTTGGCCTTTACAATAACTAGAAAATACTTTATAATCGTCTATATTAGGTGCTGCGGGCCATTCGAGCCCAATCCAAAAGTCTTTATCTGATGTCATCGGGTATTTACTTTAAAAATTTTGCATAAATATAAAAAAGGAAAGAATTATGGCCGATATTCAAGGAATTCAAGGACGTCAAGGCATACAAGGTACTCAAGGTATTACAGGTCGTCAAGGTGTTCAAGGTGTTCAAGGACGACAAGGCACTCAAGCAGCCGACGGGGCTCAAGGCCCACAAGGTCGTCAAGGTACGCAAGGCACACAAGGGTCACAAGGTCGTCAAGGTATACAGGGTACACAGGCAGCTCAAGGTTCACAAGGTCGTCAAGGTACACAAGGTATACAAGGCACACAGGCTGCTGCCGGAGCAGATGGAACTCCTGGATCACAAGGTCGTCAAGGCACACAAGGTATCCAAGGAGCTCAAGGAGTAGGAATGCAAGGCGCCGATGGTATTGGCTCCCAAGGACTACAAGGGCCAGCAGGCGGAGGCGGAGGCGGCTCAGGTAGTCAAGGTACTCAAGGTGTTCAAGGACCAGCAGGAAGTGGTGGGGGCGGTGGTGGATCAAGTTCCAGAACTACAGCAAGTGCTACTACTAGCTCTATTGCTAATGGCGCCAGTGCTGATCTTAGCATTACAGGATTCAAAGGGTATGCACTATATAAAGTGCAAACTTCTGCGGCAGCATGGGTAAGATTGTACACTGATAGCACTACTAGAACTAGTGATAATAGCCGAGCACAAACTTCAGATCCATTAGCCGGCGCCGGTGTAGTCGCCGAAGTTGTTACCACTGGTGCCCAAACACAACTAATTACTCCAGCAGTATTAGGGTTTAATAACGATGGAACCCCAGGAACTACTATCTATGCTAGGGTAACTAATAATAGTGGTAGCACTGCTGCTATTACTGTGACATTGACTTTATTACAATTAGAAGTATAATGGAACAATTATTAACCCTAGACTTACCCGATCATTTACTTCCTGATGATCCTAAGCAACCTGACCAAGACGGAAGACAAGAATACGTAATCACTCTACACGATTATGACAATCTTGAAGCATTTTATCAAGATATGGAAAATCTAGGCGGTCCTGAACATGTTCCAGATCGTGCTGTGCCAGTAGAACAAAGAATGCCTAATAGTAGAAATACCAGTTATAGACTCACAGCAGAAGAAGCAGAAAAAATTAAAAGTGATCCTAGAGTATTAGCAGTAACTCTAACTTTGGAAGAAGCTGGTTTAAAAATCGTACCCCATTGGGTTCAGACATCTAGTGGCTGGAGTAAAAGCTCTTCAATTGTAGGCTCTAGTTTAAATTGGGCGTTAAAAAGATGTACTGATGGCGCCGACGATGGTAATTGGGGCACAGACGGTGGTATACTTGTGCCCAGTGCCGTGACAGGCACAGTTACCACAACAGCCAGTGGCAAGAACGTGGATGTAGTAATTGTAGACGATCATTTAAAAACAGCTCATCCTGAAGCAGCCGTCAATATAGATGGCACCGGTGGCAGCAGGGTTGTAGAATATAATTGGTTTCAACATAATCCTGCTGTTACTGGGGGTGCAATAAGCACTTATACATATTCAGCCAGTCCTTCAGACAACCACGGAGCAAACGTGGCAGGTATAGCAGCAGGTAACACCTGCGGTTGGGCACGTGACGCTAACATTTATTGTATTAACCCATATAGTACTAGTGGTAATAGTCCTGCTCCTAACGTCGATAACATCCTTAATTATGTTAAAGAATTTCATCTTAACAAACCAGTTAACCCTAATACTGGACGTAAAAACCCTACCATTGTTAATATGAGCATAGGAATCACACCAACGCATGCCATACTTGGACCAACAACTTCTACTAGCGGACCAATTACATCATTGAGATATTCAGGAACTACTTATAATACCAGCACTTGGAGTGCTTTGGATTTTGCTTATCCTAGTAATAAAACTGGTGGTTCTATTACAGGAACAGGTATGTTTGTTGCCCAACTCGGTGGTAATTGGGGTATATACTTTCCCACACGGTATGCTCCAATGGAGGCCGACATTGTTGATTTGATCAATGCCGGAGTTATTGTAGTGGTTGCTGCTGGCAATGAATATTCTATTATGAATAATTATTCATCAGATAATTCCGACCATTATAACGATTACATTGTGGCAAGCGGTACTACTTATTATCCAAGAAGAGGTGGGATAAGTACTGTGGAAGGCTGTATCTGTGTAGGGTCTATTGACACCACAGTGGCGCCAAGAAAATCAAATTTCAGTAATACAGGGCCACGCATAAACATTTTTGCCCCAGGAAGTAATATAGCCAGTAGTTCTAATACCAATAGCAGTGGCGTTAGAGATCCAAGAAATAGCAGTTACTATAAAATTTTAATGAGTGGTACTAGTATGGCTGCACCACAGGTCACAGGAATATTGGCCTGTCTATTAGAAATATATCCCGATCTAAATCAAAGTCAGGCTTTAGAATTCTTAAATTCAACATTTGGCAAATCTGATCAACTATCACAAACTGGCAATGCTGAACAATATCAGGGCAGTTATTATTCATTGGCCGGGGCTGCAAATAGATTCCTATACTGTCAATTAGAACGTAAAGTCAATGGTAATGTATATCCTAAAGAGAATACTAGACTTAGACCAAATGATGGTCAGGTATGGCCTAGGCCAAGAATCAAAAGAGTTTAATTAATCTAGAGTAAATATACAATATGAGTAATCCAACTATACATCTAGAAAGAATTGAGCTAGGGGAATATGCCAACGATGGCACCGGCGATGATTTACGAACTGCTTTTGAAAAAGTTAATAAAAGCTTTGACACTATTACAGCTAGGTTTCCTTCACCATTAAGTGAGGATACAGCGCCAAAGTTAGGTGGCAATCTTGATCTAAATGGCAAGGACTTATTAAGCAATGGGACCATTAGTATTCGTCCTGGCGGTAACGGACTTGTAGTAGTTGGCCGAGTTACTGCTGAAAAGTTCTATGGAAAAATCAGTGACATCAGTGATCATAAATTAGATGAATTAAGTGATGTGACTATTCCACAAGACCTAGTAGCTGGACAAAGTTTAGTATGGAATGGAACAGAATGGGCCCCTGGAAATGTTGATGCTAGATTAACAGGAGTAGACGGTGGCGGTGCTGCTTCCATTTATGTTCAAGATGAAGGTGAATTTATCGACGGAGGTCGTGCCGTACCACAATGAAAATTGCTGTTATAACTGGAGTTAGCGGATTAAGCGGCGCTACCATCCAAGATCCCGCTAATGGCGGATACGCTAACGCTGATTATTATGCCTTTGTTGATCGTGAACACAACTGCAAAGTTTGGCAACAAAGACCTTTACTAGACTTTAGCTTAGATTCATACTTCTATCCTAGACGTAATGCCAAATTAGCCAAGGTAATGGGATTTCTTCTTTTACCTGGATATGACTATTACATTTGGCACGATCATCATTGCGAACTGCAAATGGACCCAGAGGAATTAGTCAATACTCATGTCAAAGATAAAGATATGGCCGTATGGAAACATGCCATAAGAAATTGTGTTTATGATGAAATAGACCTACTTGGTCGAATAAATTTTGACACAGGCGATTCATTAGCCAGTACATTGGACTATTTTAATCGTACTAATTGGCCAAGAAACGCTGGACTATACGAACTAACCAGTTTAGTATATGCTAATACCCCTAAAGTGCAGACAGCACTATTAACTTGGTGGGAATTTATCTGTAAACATAGTAGTAGAGATCAATTAAGCTTTCCGTTAATAGCAAAGAAACATCGATTAAAATTGGGGATTATGCCTGGATCTGCCCAACCTTACGGCGGCAGTAATAGCATAATGCCCATAATAAGGGACAAAAATAGCTA